CGCATCCTTGTGACACAAACTTCATAAAACTTAGACAATCCGACTGAAGCACTTACTTTTAGAATTACACTACTCTTGTTGATTTGAAATACTTCTTCTTCAGAGAAATGTACCCATCGTCTTAACGATACAGATTCTTCGATTCCTTGTCTTGTAATTTTAGGTATTGAACTAACTAGTAATGGATTCTCTATCTGGTAAGTCTTTGATGCTATATCATCAGTAAGCTTACATACAATCTCTTCGCCACTAGATAACTTTAAAATAATATTCTCTGTTGTCATATCTTTATCCTTGTAATCTCGTAGTCAAATTCTTCTTCTGCATATATATTTATTCGTTCTTGAAAGTGGTTAATTGTAAAGTTTCTCTTAGACTTGTGTGTTAAGTCATCAGCTAAATCATAAAGAGTTGCCGATTCTTTACTTTCACTCTTACGCAATCCTCGACCTATACTCTGCAATGTACGAATTCTAGACTTACTTGGACTAGAGAATACGATGTTATGGAGATTACGGATATTAATACCAGTAGAGAATGTACCATAAGACGCAACAATGATTGCACTCTTTTCTAGTTCTGTAATAGCACGAATGTCTTCTCTTGTCTTAGTGTCTGTACCACCATAAACGTAGAACACCTTTCTATCAGTATCTTCTGATATCATCTTATGCAGAACATCACCATGCTTTTCTACATATTGAAACAGTACTAGTGTATTACCTTTTAGGTTGAGTGTCAAGTCTTTTATGAACTTATTTCTTTTTGGGTGTGTTACGATGTAGTCCATCTCTTCTTGGTATGTCATACCTTTGACAGTCTTACACTCTTCTTCTGAGTATGTTAGAACCAAAGACTGAATCTTAAATGAAGCAAGTGTCTTTGAATCAATCAACTTCTTAGTAGTGATAACCTTCTTGAGAGAACCAAACAGTCCTTCTAGAACCAATCTGTGTGTCTGCATACCATCAAGAGTACCTGTCAAACCAAAACGATATTTACATTTGTCTAACATGGTTAAGATAGAGGTTAGAGACTTAGCCTTAAACAGATGAGCCTCATCTCCTACAACCAATCCAAATGTATCAAAGTAAGACTTGGGCATCTTGTAGAGGGATTGCCATGTAGAGATAACTACTGGTTTTGTGATATTCCTATCATGTCCACTATACACTCTCTGCATGTTGTTTTCAGACCAACCATAATCAACAAAGTCTGAGTACATCTGTTCTACTAGAGATGTAGTGGGAACAAGGATAAGAATCTTATCTGTTTCTGTTTCTTTTAAAAGCAACTTATAGTAACGTACAAGAATGTAGATTATGAGGGACTTACCCGAAGCAGTAGGACTAAGCAACAAAGCACGATGTTTTCTGATAGCAAAATCCACGGCATCCACTTGGTAATCACGAGGTGATATAGGGTTGCCTCTAGACTTGAGTTTAAGTCCATTGATGAATCCATTAAGTATTTCTCTGTCAAGTTGTTTCTCATCTTTTAATTCCTCACTAATTTCATAGGGTTCTTCCCAATCTTCTAACCACTTCTCTAAATACGAGAGAAGTCCAAGATACAATTCTCCTGTCTGTGGAGAGTACAATCTTATTTTTCCATCCCAAATACGGTTTCGATATGCAGGCATAAACTTTGCGCCTGGCACTTCGAATGTGAAATGGTCTGATAACGAACGAGCAGTGGAGGGTTCGGCAGATACTTCTAAGTATACCTCATCCTTCTTTGTAACTTTTGTTGTCACTAGACAACACCATCTACAAATTTACGCCATTCAATTGCGTTTTTAATTTCCCAGTTACGATTACCAACCTGTTTTAAAATACGTTCACAGGTGTCTTGACATATCTTGAAATACTCTACCTTCTGTTTTGCCTTAATAAGGTCAATATCAGAATCAAGGTAGATGTGCAAGTCTGCTTTGAGTATTTTATGATCGAATGGGTTGTCACGATAAACGGAGGCGTCAGCCTTCCCACCATAGTACTCCCACTTCTTTCGATAGAGTACATGATACTCGCCGTTTTTTAAAAGAACGAGTTGTCTAAAGTTGTTGTATATAGTAATATATTTTTGGTGAAGAGATGCGGCCCTTAGAGATTCATCTCCAAGTTCTAGGTTATCTATCTTCAAGTCTTTTTCGGCGGTTGCCTGCAATTCATCTAGTGTCATAATAATTCCATCTTATAGGGTGTGAACAGGGTCAACGAACTTACTGTTCTATATTTTCTCTCAAATCCAGAGAACCAATTAAGGGTGTCTAAGTCGAATCCCCCTGTTCACGTTTATATTTATAATCTCTTAAATCTTAGATCCAAGGACTTCTAAGTTATAGTAATCGTAATTCATTGTCATGGTAGCAGTCAAATTTTGTGCATCTGTGTCTTTAGTATCAAAACTCACTCCTGATAGAGATGTAGGATATACATTTTTAAAATTAACTTTAACTGTAGGATTGTTTTTATTAGTCATAATCATCAAGGTTGCATCACTCTGGAGTGTAGATACATTTGCTGTGCGACTTGATACACTTGTTCTTGTCACTGCAGCGTCTGAAATTGCATCTGCGAACTGAGCAGTATTTTCTGGGAATCCAATACCTACCATCCAATCATGGATTTCACGCCAGTTTGAAAGGTTCTCCTGTACAGCAAATGATATCTCTAGAGGTTCATAGTTAACTGTGTCCCCCATCATATTAAGTGAAGTGAACCTAGTGTTAAGTACTGCGTCACCTGAGAATGCAATGCCGGGCAAGTTTACTTCTTGAATGAAATATTCTGTGTTTGGTATTTTTAGAATAGAAAATCGGAATTGAGTTGGACGGGCCAGATCAAGATTGTCTGGTTGTCTATCAAGCGGGTTTGTTTTAACTATTGCCATTTTTGTTTTCCTCTAACTCTTCTTCTGTTTTCCATACTACTATTTATAAGACAAAAAAAAGAGGGAACCGAAGTCCCCTCTAATAAAGTTTGGTATAACCAAATCTTTTTATTACATGATGTTAGTAACTTGTACTCGTCTGTAATATACGTTGTCATTTGCAGTCAAAGCGCCTGAACGAACAGTAGCACCACCAGCAAATGGGTTAGCAGCCATACCATAACGGGTTTTGAAACCGATTTTTGGTTGGAAACTAGATTCACCAACTGCACGAACCATTTGTAACGGAACGTATGGGCAGTAGAATAAACCAGCATCGTAAGGTGAAGTACCTTTGTATCCTACTGTGAAGTACTGTTTAGCATCTCCATTTGCAGAATATGGGTCGATATACACTTTAAAGCGTCCGTTAAGAACACCAGCAAATGTGTTACCAGAATCATCAACATTCAAGTTGTTGTTTAGGGCAGGAGTATAGTCCAACTGTCCAGCCATCTGCAATGCAGATGCAACATCAGAAGAACAGATAATCATATTACCTTTTCCTCTACGAGTTTGTTGTGCGATTACGTTAGCTTCACGTTCTACTTGGAACATAAGTCCCTTGAACTTCTCAACACTCCAACGGCCGTTAGAATCAACGTCCATATCGAAGATACCAGAAGTAGCAGTATCAACCTGTGCGCCTGGCTTAGCAGTTACATAGACTGTACGAACAACTTCACGGTTGATCTCAGCGAGAATTTCAGCAGAAAGGATGTTTGCAAGTTCTGTCTCAGCGTCCAAACCATGAATCGCTTTAAGGTCTTGTGCAAGTTCCATTGTGTATTCTGCTTTAAGAGCACGTGATTTAGCAGTAACAGTTTGCTTTTCAATTGAGAAAGACATCTCTTTGAAAGCGTTGTTGTCTGCATCACCTAATGCTTCCATAGTTGCAGTTGCAGTACCAGTACCACCAGTATAAGTACCTGGCGAACCATCATTCAAGATAGCAGGGTTAGTACCAGCCTGTGTACCAGCACCAGAGAAATCTGAATCTGGTTCTGCATATTGGTTCTCTGTACCACTTGCGTTGGTATAGCGTGAACGCATTGCGAAGATTAACCCTGTTGGGCCAGTCATCGGTTGAACACCAGCGATATCATAAGCGATAAGGTTAGGCATAGAACGTCTAACTAGTGAAATCATAATTGGATTCCAGTTAGCTGAACCAGCGGTGCTATTTGTTGGTGCTGCTTCGTTTAAGAATTTAGAGTCTTCAGCAATTGACTTTTCTTGGTTTTCTAAGATAACAGTGGTTACAGCTCTCTTGTATGAGTCTTTGATCTCTGGAAGATCATTGTGCTCGAGGACTGGCTGCCACTTTTCCTGTAGATGTTCTGTCTGGAACATTTTATTTCTCCTTGTTAGGTTTACTAATAATATTTATAAAAAACGAATCTTTCATCGTTATTTTGCACGCTTTACGTTTCGACTAATTGCACTCATGTAAGTACTCATAGCACCAGTTGTATCAATAGCTGTTTGTTCTTCTTGAACAGCATCTACGGATTCAGCGACAGTTTGTGCCTTTGGAAAGTAACTTTCCTTAAGCGTTTCGAGTTTTTCACTGAAAGATTCTTCAGTTGTGAACTCTACGTCCTCAGCAAGAGACTTAAATTTTTCAATTTCTGTATCTGCAAGGTCAGAAGCGACTTGTGCGAAAACTGACTCACGAACCAATACATCCTTTTCACTTTTCAGTGAAGCGAGCGTAGTGATTTGTTCATTCAACTTCTCTTCTAGAGCATCAATCTGTGCAGACTGTTGACCTAAAATATCGTACTTCTCATCTGGTACATCTATATAGTGTTCTTCGAATAGAGACTTTAATCCAGAAATGAAGTCTTCTGCAATCTCACCCTTTAGTCCACGTTCAATAGCGATTTCGTTTTCTTTCATCCACTCTTCTACAACGTAGTTCATGTATGCATCGACTTTTTCAGTCAATTCACTGCGTACTGATTCAACTTCTTCAGCAATTTCTTGCGTCTTAGCTTCTTCAATTCTCAATACTTCTGAACGAAGTTTTGATTTTACAGCAGCTTCAAAAATTGTGGATGCTTTTTCCTTAAATTCTTCAGAAAGTTCTTCACCTTGTACAAGTGCAGTTACGTCTTCAGAAACATCTACAGATGCTAAACGAGCGTCTAAAGTAGATTCATCTACTTCTTCAACATCATCTTCGTCATCGTCTTCTTTATTCATCGAATCATATGATGCTTTCAGTTCAGTTGCTTTCATGCCTTCCAACTTGGAATACATTGCTTTCAACATCTCTGCTTTGGTCATCTTCTTCGATTCTTCCAGATCATCACCTTCGTGATCGAGTTCAGCGTCTTCTTTGGTTTGTTTGGCTTTAGGTTCTGCGGCCTTCTTAGACTTTGCAGATACTTTCTTACCAATACTGTCTGTTGACTTTGGATCAACTACAGCCTTACCCAAATCTTCTACTTCACCCTCTGGCTTTTCCATTGAGTCACCTTTACCAGCACTGTCGGTTTGCTTCTTTGCTTCTTCAAGCTCCAATTCTACCTGTGCTTCCAGTTCCTCAATTGTCTTGTCTAGTTCTGACATTGGGATCTCCTTGAGTTGTTTTGTCTTATCATAATCATATTTATAATAATTAAAGTTTCGACATAAATTTAGCGAAGGCAAGTGCGGAAACATTTGACTGTCCCTTTCGTACACCTTCATTTATATCATTTTTGATTCCATTGATATCTACTTCTCGTAGAATACCGTTGTTCCAAATCCACTCCTTACCTTCCATAATACCTTCAACGAAGGCTTGTGGTGCAGAAGGGTCTGCAACAATATCTGCCGCTGTGGCAAGATAAAAATCGTCTTTCACATAATTCGCACCTCTCCTAGATTCGATAGACCCCATGCCTCTAGAAGAGACACCTAGTTTACCACCATCTTTGATTAGTGCTTTCGCAATTTCCCCCATTGGAGTTGAGAGCAGTTTCGCCTCACCAATAAAGTTCTTTCCATCCGCTTCCAGTTTTGTAATCATGTGCGATACTCTGTCAAGATTGACAGTGGGGCCTTCTGGATGACCCAGTTCCCCAAATGCACGACCTTCGGCAACAAATTCTTTGTTATAACGTGCTACTTCTTTCTCTAGCACGTTCATCGGGTAGACACGACCATTTCGGTTTTTCATGTCTGCCTGCATAAAGATTCCACGAATCTTCATCTCTTTACCACCACCTTCTTTCTCTTCGGTGATGTATTCTACGTCTTGTATATGTTCAGCAATAAGTTTCATTTCAATTCCCCTTTAAGGTTGACTACCAACTGCTGTGCAACTCATTGCAGCAGAACACGCAATAGTATCACTTGGTTTTTTATCCACAAAAATAACTTGGTTTTGAATCAATACCACTGTTCCAGCATATGTCTTTGTGGCCGTAATCGTATGGTTTTCTGATGGGCCATCGGTTAAAGTTAATACTACGCTATTTTCTGCATTTACAAGTGAAGTTGCAAGACTAACTGTGTTTGCATCTACTACTTTTACGAAATACGTTTGATCGTCTACTAATTCAGCAATCTTAGTTCCACCACCATCAGAATAAATAACTTCATCCCCTGTAGTAAAACCATGACTTGAAACTGTAATTGCAGCGGCAGCAACATGAGAAGCTGCGTCAAATGTACCAACTGGAGCGGCAATAGTAACTGTTCCAGCGTTAGTAGCATTAACTCTAATTCTTGTTGCTCTACTTAATGTAGACGCTGATGTAACAGCGGTTGCACTTCCTTTTAAAATCATCTTTACATTCCCTAAATTGTAAGCATTTCGTTTTCGAAGTAATCCATAAGTGCCTTAGTAGGTACTTTAAACTTCTTAGAAACACTATTTATTGTTTTATCAAAGGTATTTAGGAAATCTGTAGGTTTAGAATCCATCTCTTTGAAAATAGCGTCAATAGCCTTCCTCATCTGCGGAGATAATTTCTTATACTCCTTAGATGATTTGTGCTCGTCTTTCTCTGGTAAGTCCTGTTGGAACTGTGAAAGAGTCTTACTCACTATCTTCTTCTACCTCAGGCAAGTGATGTGTTACAAAAGTTTGAGCAACATCTACACGTTTTGTTTCTAGTGCATCTCCAACCTTCGCTGCGAGGGCACTGTTAAAGTGAGTCTCTGCTGACAAGTTATCACCTGTCGCAATAGAGTTCACAAAATCTTTTACATTATCCATCTATTTATACTCCTATTATATATCATCTTCAGTTGAGGGTTCATCTTCTAATGGTTCCTCATCTTTGATTTGTTTTTCAACGTCACTAATTTCCTCATCAGTCATACGAAGAATCTTCTTCTTAACGTATTCTTGAGAGAAATATGTTCCTACATAAGATTCGATCTGTCCAAGCATGTCGAGTCTTTCTCTAAGAATCTCTGCGTTTTTAAGTTCTGTAAAGTGTCCGTCTTGTAAAAAGTCGAACTGAATATGTTCTTTAAAGTGATCCCACTCTTCGACTGCAATAATACCCTTGAGTAGTAATTGTGTCTTGAGCATATCTGCAAAAAGAATTGAGAACTTCTTACGAAGTCTTCCAACAAACTTGGTAAATTTAAGTTCGTCACGAGTAATGTTATCAGAACGTCCAATTTGGAAACCAGACTCTTCTGCAAGTCTAGATACTGGAACATTCAATGAACGATAAAGTTTCTTCTGGAAGTATGTGATATCATCAATCTCACCAAGGTTTGAACCGCCTGGCAAAGTTGTAATCTCTGTACCTCTACCACCTTCTCTACGAGGGAGCCAGAAGTCTTCTAGCATTGACATGTGGTTTCTATCATCTCTGATTTCACCAGTTCGTGCATCGTAAACCATTTTGTTTCGATAACGATTCATCACATCTTTCAGATATGATTCTGCTTTCATCTTTGGTAGATTACCAACGTCAATATAAAAAATACGTCTTTCAGGCGCACGAGAAATACGATAGATAACTAAAGAGTCCTCAATCATACGCAACTGATTAACAGGTTTAATTGCTTTGTTTAGGTGTGAGAGAACTGAACCCTTCTGCATATCCACTAGTCCAGATGGAGCATAAGTGATAGAATCTTCTGTAATCTTTACACCAGAACTAGCACCAGTAGATGAGTCCCATCCAGCTTGATTGAACATATAAAAAGATTCGGAGCCTGTTACGACTTCCATACCAGTTTTTGTGTCTCTCTTCCTTTGGGATTCTCGTACCTTCTTAATCTTACGAGGGTCGATGTATCGAACTTCCTTTAATCCCTTACGAGGATTTGAGGGGTCGATAATCTTATGATAGTATAATCTACCATCAACATACCAACGTCTAAAGATATCATGTCCCTTAGCATTAAAATCTAATAAGTGAAGAATATCATGGAATTCCTCACGAATTTTGTCTTTAATCTTTGGGGATACTTCTAAACGATCTAAAGAGATGGATACTGACATATCCCTCTCATCAGAAACAATTGCTTCATTTGTAATATCTTCGATTGCACTATCACACTCTGGTTGTTGTGCAATATCCCGATATCGTTTTATTAAGTCAAGTTCACTTTTGTCACGCCCGTCCATATCAAGGACGGAGGCATAGTGCCCTCCGCCTGATATTACGTCAAGAGTGCCATCGTCAGAAGCAGGGGCAGTGAATCCGTCACTGCCTCCACCCTGATCTTTTCTTGTGATTTTGAAACCGAAAAGTTCCGCCATACTATAATTCTCCTAATTTTACCCTACTATTTAGTAGGTTTAAAAAGAAGGATTATACTTCTGAAGCAGAGAAATCTGTATATCTCCACGTTACTTCAAAAGTTTCTACTTCACTTACAGTATCAAAGTTCAAGTCGATGGCGCCAATTGCAGTCGGCCAACAGTTCTTCAGAGTATAACTCTTCAGTGTGTTGTCATCCCTATCTAGTTGTTTTACTAATAGTTGTGAGTAGTAGTTAGCTGGATTAGTAGTTCCTTGACTTGTTTCCAAATCATTGATTCCACTCATCCATCTTTCCATAGCGTTTCTAACCAAGAAACCAGTATCATTAATGATAGTAGTTGTCCAAGTTTCGAACTCTCTGTCGCCAGCAAGATACAGTGTTCTACCCCTAAAAGGGACAGCAACTTCTGTAATTGTTTGGCCTGGCAGACTTGCAGCCTTAATCATAAAAGTCATAGCAGAATCTATACCAACACCACCAATAGCTGGGTTAGCAAGAATTACTTCGAACTGGTTAGCACGAGCGCCACCGCCCGCAATGTTCGCTTTAAATTGATTTATATTTGCAGTTGTTACAGTAGCCATATTATCCTCCTACCTCACTAAATGATACGCCTGTTCTTACGGCGATAAAACTTAGTGTAATAAAGTTAATCGAGCGAGCAGGTTTGATGTAGATATCTGCAACAAACTCATTTCTATCAATTACTTCACCTGTGTTATTTCTTTCATCACAAACTACTGAAAAGTCTGTAATACCCCTACGTCCTTGGACATCTCTCAAGAAAGGTTCAACCATGTTTCTGAATTGAGCCTGTGTGAAGTCATCGTTGAATTCAAACAACTGATACTTAGCAGCAGTAGCGATTGCTTTTTCAAGAACAAGGAACAATCTACGGACGTTAATCCTGTCGAATGCACTTGGGCGTGATAGAGCAGTTTTATCACCAAAGAGAACTGTACCTTGGCCTGGGAATGTAACACAAGGGTTAATTCGGGCAGGATATAGGATATCTCTTTGCGGCTTAGTTGGATTGAATGCAAGTTTAACAGCACCACGAATCTGTCCTCTGTTGTATCCACTTGGTGAGAACCAAGGATCAGCAACACTGTCAGTGTTCGCACATAAACCAGCGATATCACCATTTAATGGGACATAACGGTATACGTCTGAGTACTTGTCGTACATATACTTGTATCCAGAATCGAATACTGCATATGAAGAACTAGCAAGTCCGTCAAAGAATATCTTGACGTTATTAGTCTGAGTAGCACCATTGGTGATACCAACAACATCTGCCCTACGAGGGGAGATGAATGCAACCATATCTTTTCTTGACTCAGCAAGGTCGATAATTGCAACTGCGTGTGCAGTTCCGTCTGTACCAGCGGGTGATGTACCAGCCATGATTAAGTTAACGTCAACTGTTTCAGTATCAGCAAACAAATCATATGCAGCAGTTAATTCACCTACAGAAGTACTAGAGTCATCTTGTCCAATTGACAAAGTGTCAGTTAGAGGAAGGTGAGCAGCATCGAATATTTTATCAGTACCAGCAGATGTGAGGTTAGTACCCCAATCAGCAGCACCAGAAGCAGGATGATCCATCCACCAAACATGACTAGAAGCACGATTTAGTACGGTTGGGTAATATGCAGTTCCACCTTGAGGTGTTTTTGCATTTGGGTGTTTAGACAAGAATGCGTGTGTTTCAATAACAGCGTTTCCTCTGTTACCAGCAACATCAATGTCGTAACCAGTGATTTCACCAGTTGTGTCATACACTACGAGGTGAAGTTCGTCTTCAGCAGTAGACATACCTTGTCCTGTTGCCCAAGCAGATGTGCCTGGAGCAGAATCAAACAAGTCATAGAATCTCCAACGTCTGCGAACAGTAGTTGCAGCAGCTAGTGCAGATTTTAATCCGCCACCGTTTGGATTGTCTAGTTGTCTAATAGTTAAGGTATCAGTTGCAATTCCAGTAACTTCATACTGTGAACCGTCTGCTTCTGAGAAGTGAACAATGTCACCTACAGCGAATGCAGAACCACCGGCACCAGCAGATCCAGCTGGATCTACAGCAACAGTTGTTGCACCAACAGCAGGAGTGCCAGTTGTTACACCAAGTGTACCAGCGCTTCCTGTGAATGTCTGTTCATATGCTTCTTTAGAACCACATGTTGCAACACCGATTGAGTTACCCCAAGCGCCAGGATATTTCGAGGCGAATGAACCAACGGAACCAGAACCGTCTGCGTAGTTGTCTTCGTAGAATTGATCGTTTGTGATTTTCAGTCCTAGTTTAACAATTGTATTAGCAGAACCAGCTGCCGGAGCAGTGGTGAATGTAATAGTTGTTGAACCATCAACTGTGAACCCTGTTGTTTTGACGTCAGCAATAGTTACTTCTAATAGGTCAGCATCTGATACAGCGTTCGACATTACGAATGCTGTTGTGGATGCGTCACCAGTAAAGGTTCCGATTGTTGCGCCACCGTTTGCTACGGCGTTACGGGCTCCGTTGTTCGCACGAACAACACGAAGTGCGTTACCATAGTCTAGAAAGTTAGCGGCGGTGAACCATGTCTCAAAGTTACTTGAGTTCGGTTTACCGAAGGTCTGTACTAGTTCCTTCTCACTTCCAATTGGAATGATTTGATCCATTGGGCCTCTTTCGAAACCTCCAGCCAAACCACCAATTGAAGTTGCAAGAGCAGGAACAACATTAGTCAGATCAACCTCTTTTACGAGTACGCCAGGTGATACTTGAAATGCCATCTCTTTATTCTCCTTTGTGGATTATCAATAATTTAGTTATTTTCAAACTTACAATGATATTTATAAAAAACAAAGTCTTCACTTTTAATTTTTATAGGTTATACGGCACATAAATAAGCTTATGTCGGAACACTATCAGAAATACAAAGATACCATTAAAAGGGTATCACAAAGAAATTACAGGGCCCGCAAGATATGGGTTAATGAATATCTTGGCGAAAAGTCCTGTCATCACTGTGGTGAATCTGAAACCGCTTGTCTCCAGTTCTATCCTCACGAAAAGGATATTCGTAAACTAACTAAAAGGAAGGGTTTAAACGAACAGTCTAGAGAAGAGGTTATTAATCTAATCAACGAATCTAGAGTTGTCTGTTCAAACTGTTACTTAAAACTAGTAAACGACATTATTGATATTATGTAGGGTTTCCGTAATCTCTACCAATCAGAATCGTAAGTACGAACCACTGGACTCCATCTTTGTCCGTATTCATCTATAATGGTTTCCCCATAAGGAGACTGTACACCATCGTCCAAGAATCCAAATGGAGCCATGTCCTGTTCTAGTTGATTCTGTTGTTCTGAATACATCCTAGCACGAATATCATCGTCTGTTAACTCTTTGAAATATGTCTGTTGTATCATCCATCCGAATAACACACAACACATCGCCAAGTCATCTGAGTGTCCATCTTCTGCTTCATAGGATTGTCCTTTAAGTATGAAGGTAGATAACTCTTTAATTAGTTCGTAGTCATTGATAATTAACTTATCTGATTCAATGACTTGTTTAATATTTGAACAGCCCGTCCTTTTAACTGCCTTGGTTGTTCGTACACCCAACTGCGCTTTACCACCTGAGAAGCCACCACCAAGCACCTGTCCCGCTCGACCTCGCATGCTTGCCATTATAAGGTTCTCATACTCCAAGTCAAACTGTAGAGCAGTTGCAACCTGTTCACCAATATCATTTACTTCAACTAAGACGTATGCATTGTTATATGCTTTGGCAACATCACTAATAACATTGGGATATAGTAGTGGTTTAATCTCGTTGTTACGATACTTTGCAGCAATCTTATAGGGTACTGTCGAGACATCAAATACAATAAATGCAGAATAGTCGTTCTTTGTACCTCTGGCAACGTCTGCAATAAGAACATAGGTTGCATTAGGTTCTGGACGTTCATGCATATCCAATCCAGCATTTGACGTAATAGGATTATGGAATGCCATCGTCTTAATCTTAGCAGGGTGAATAAGGGTATTTGCAGAACCCAAGAACTCACATTCAAACTCTCGTTGAAATTGTTCTAATGAGGTGTTCGCAATTGTCTCTTCACGCCACTTCTCATCTCTATTAGGTATTTGACTCCAGTGAACATCTATGATGTTATAAGAGTTTCTTTTGTTCTCTGCATCAGTCCACAACTTGTAGAACATGTTCATACCATTGGGAGTTGATACGATAACAACTTTAGTAGACGTACCAGATGATATTGTAGGGTATACAGAACTAAAGAAGTCCTCTGCTACGTTCTGTGGAACGAATGCAAACTCATCTAGGAACAACATGTTATATGAACCACCACGAACCGCACTAGAGGATGTGGATGAGGCAACAACACGAGAGCCGTTCTCTAAGTCCACAGAACCCTTGTTCCAAGACACAACTCCTTGTTGTAACCACTTAGGTAGGTTCTCGTATGCAAGTTGCAAACGCCCAAGAATGTCTCGTGCAGTTGCCGCCTTGTTGGCGAGGATTGCAACATTCATATTAGGGTTGAATAGGATGTAGTGTAGTACATAGGAGACAAGTGTGGTAGATTTACCAGACTGTCTTGGCAACTTACAGATAGTAAATCTGTTGTCGTGTATTGTATTTACAATGTCTTCTTGGAAGTCATACAGTTCAAAGGGAACGAGTCCATGATCTAGAGATACAATCTTAATGTAGCTCTTGATAAAGTATATAGGGTCTTCCATACACTTCTGATACTCAAGAATCTGATCCTTTTCCCAATTAACAGGAACATTCGATTTCTTTAGTAAGGGGTTTCCAAGATAGTGTTCGAAGTCAGTCATAATGTAGTCTTATCTATTTGTATACTATTCAAGAAATGTCTTGACAGAGCAAAACATCCTTGTTATAATAGGTATGTACCTTTAGAAAGAATAGTTTTATCTAATCAGTCTTTAGACTATTTAGTCTGCATCGGCAATGGTTAAATCACCATTAGCAACTTGTCTTAGAATCTCTGCGTAGTGTGAGTTTTCTGGGTCTAATGGGATTGCCAAATCCATACCGTCTATTGTTGCTCCTATAGAACAATTAGTTCCACTCAAATCTTGAAAATATTTTGCATTTGTAATTATCATTTTTTATAACTCCGCTATCATTGCAATTGCACCAGACATTAGTGCGTGAGATTTACCACTAGTAGATGAAGCGATTGTTGCATCAGTAAGGCCACCATGCACTGTACCACCAGAGAGTGAACCTAGTCCTGTAATGTTTCTATTACCAGCACCATAATCTTCACAAGTACCTGTTCCATTCGCAATAGCAAGAGTTGGCGTAGCTCGCATTGTTGTTTTTCCAGCTATAGAAAGACGGCACGATGTCGAACTATTAGTATAACCAGTGTTTGCAATACTAAGTTGATAATACCTTTCACACAAAGCCAGTTCCTCACCATAACTTCTAAATTCAAAGTCTGTGGCTACTGAACCTAATTCCAGTTGGACATCAGAAATAACACACGAACCTCTCTCTGACCCGTTTCCATTAATAACGATTCTTATTTCAAAGTTAGAAGTGCTTGAGCCATCAGACGGTATGGTAAAGGTTACTGACTTTCTTCCAGCGGTAGAGAAGTCAACTGTCGTATTTGCAACTCCAGAACCGCCAGTGTTTAGATAGTAAAGATACGCAGTCCCCATATCGGCAGGTGATGTCACGTCAAAAGAATATGTCACTTCCTTACCTTTCAGCTTCCAACCATTCTCCACTACTTGAATTAAGCTAGCGAAGACTGCGGTAGATGTAAGGCTTATCGCATTTTTATAACCATTAGCGGTCTTAGCTACCGTTGCAGAGTTAACCTTCCACCTATCCGATGTATAGATATAAGAGGCAGAGCTAAAGTTAGTCCCACGTTGCCATACATCAAACCCACCATTAATAATAATATTTCTACCCATCGTGTTCGATGATGTTATATTCTTTCCGTTTACTGTTGTTGTATTACCACCAGCAGCGTCAACGATTGCGTTTGTTTGAATTGTACTCATTTATTTTTTTCCCTTAGACATTATCTAACCAACCATTCTTCAATTGATCCAGAAACATCACGCAGTTTAATCCAACGATCTCCAGTTGGTTGTCCAACCTTTAGACGCAGTTTACCCATTAAACCTACTGCATCCCATTCGTCACGATTCTCTCTTGGTATATAAGTTGCGTCTGCATCATGGTCTGGATTAAGTTGTCGATCACCATCTGCATCTAAATCGTATGCACCAAAGTCATCCATAAGATATTTACCATTCCACTTACTCCAAGCAGCGTCACCAACTACTGAGGGG